CACACAATTTGTATAAAAATATTCAGATCACATTTATAAACTAAGGTTCGGATCAAGCACTGAAGTGCGAGTATCCTGATAATCAAGGTATATCGTTGAACAGCCATGAGTCAAAAGCAAATCATGCATTTTTGGAGCCCACTCATTCCAAACCTCTTCAGTATGAAGAGATAATTCACGAAGTGAGAATTCCATATTGCATTTCATTGCTTCTACGGGGTCATCAGATCTATGCACCCACATTGGTGTTTCTAAAACAGTGTCCAATGTTATAGGTGCTATATAACGTTGTCGAGATTCATCCAATACGATTTTGCGCTTCAAATAAGAGACTTCTGTAAAATCTCTAAATGGAGCATCAAAATCCTCCTTATCTTCACTAGTATAACCTATTCCTAATTTTAAAAATAAACGTTCTAAAGTAAATTGATTAAAGAATGATAAATATTTTTCAGGTACAGAACAAATATGATCATCACCATAGGCAACCAAGCCACAATCAGAGAAAAATTTTGTAGCTATGATTGATCTTCCTTCAGTGATACCATTTTGTTTATTATGAGATTCATTAGCGAGTATAAAAGCAGAGTTAAATAATAAAGAAACATAAATACTATTAATAATTGCAGTTAAGTAGTGACCGCTTGGTAAAGCATGTCCCCACATAACTATATCAGATCCATTGAGATGTATAGAATGCCATAGAGATTGTAAAAGAACATCACGTATTTTATCGTGTTCAGGTTCATAATCAGGTAATAATTTTGATAAATCATTTAAGATCTTACCAGCTTTTCTGAGAATAACGACCATCTGAGATGAATCGAAAGCTTCAAAATCGCCAGCAAGACACTTATCTGAGTATCTCCTTAAATACCTAACCATAAAATCCCAATCACGAGAATATACGTTAGTTCCAACAGATATATGAGATTCATTCTTAAGTTTAGTTAAAATAGATACAGATCCTTGGAAGTACATCTTACATGCTGCAAGATATTCTAGAGGACAACCAGAAAAAGCGCGAGTTTTATGAAATTTCTCAGCAGGTTTTCTTTCGTCCTTCAGAAGATCAGTGAACACATGAGAATTCCTTGTTCCAGATCTAGCATCTTCTATTATTAAATTAACCTCATTATGAAGTTCTTGACAAATTGGGGAATCAAAATTGAATTCACCATCTTCTCCAAAGAAATCACGTTTCCCAACACCCTTGGTTTTAAAAACCCAAGGGAAGCCAGGAGATGATTTCCTCTTAACAGAGTTAATGGTTTCATCGCCATCAATTCCTTTCATTGCCGTTTCAAAATCATAACAAGATTTCAGATCATTATATTCTAAATTCTTACGATGGACAAGAGCAAGTAGATCTTGTCGCAAAGCCTTATAACTAATATTAATCAGATCATGATCAATAGGTGAGTTTTTCCTCCCATACCGTCCCATACGGTAATGCATAGGATTCCAAACTTCACCATCAATCTTTGTAGGAAATAAAAGTGTTGTTTTTGTTTTGGGTTCCGTTAGTTTTTCATATATACAAGACGGAACAATTTGAGATTTGCTAGGCGATGGGACAGCCTTGGCTTTTCCTAAGCTCATAAATTCTCCTGGAAAATGAATATCATCTTCCAATTGAAAGGGCTTACCAGAAAACCAAGACATATCCACACCGGATTGAGTTGTTATTTCAGGTCTTAATTTTAAAGTTGTCAGATCTTCAAAGTCAAATTGTGATAAACATTTGTTGACAAATTCAGCAGTTAGCGGGGTTGAAAAACCACGCCCATCTGATAAACCAGCAACATGTATACCACAGATCTTTCCTTTTATTCTAGGGTTTCTTAATATTAAGGGAGCACCACAGTCACCTTTTACAGTGTCTAGGGTGTATTCCCATCCAGATCGTAATTTTATTATATTATTATCAGGGTCCTTATAATTAAGTCCTTCTTTGATTCTAAGTGCTGACTGAGCATCAGTAAACTTAATAATCGCAAAAGGATTATCATTCACACTATCACACATACATAAGGGCATCATTGCTGGTGACCCTATAACACTACTTACATCATTCAT